AGTGATGGAATAAATTTTGTAAGTAAAGATGTAACCATAACATACAATCCAGGTCAGCTTCCACCGGATTGGGCAGGGACTCGAGGATTTGTTATGGGTGGATGGAATGATCGAGATGGAGTGCAGTATTTAAATATTGCAACTGATACAAGTGTTACTGATACGAATAATTTAACTGGTAGTGCTGCATACGGAGATCACGCAGTTAGTACTGGTGAATTAATAATTATACCAGAAAACGGTACAAATATATTAGCTGTAAATTCTCCTACTTTAGGAACATCAACCAACTTTGCTACTAGGTACTTTAGTTCAAATGCTCAACGTGGATCGGCAGCAGGAAACGGCGAAAGAGGAGTATGGCGAGGAGGTAATTCAAGTTACTATAATAAATTTGATTGGATGGCACTAGTTAGTGGTGCAACTACAGCTAGCTTTGCAAATCTTCCTTCACAATTTGGTACCGATGATGCTATGGCTGGAAACTCTACAAAGGCATTGTCAGGTATGGGATCGCACACTAGTGACTATGGTGGCACGGAAAGATGTTATTATGTTTTGTATGATACTACTGGATCGGCTTATAATTTTGGTAACTTAGGTTATGATGCTACCAGACCTGCAGCGGCCGGCGATGAAACACATGGTATATGGGCTGGTGGTGGACACGCTAATACGATATCTGTTTACGCCGGTTTAACCACTGCAACATATGATACTGGTGGATCAGCGATTAGCAATGGATCAATTAGCCGTGCAAGAAAAGGCGGTCTAGCTATGTCGGATAAAACTTATTTTATACATGCAGGTGGATACGCGAACGGTAATGTTGGAACCGGTGCTAGAAATGATATAGATAAAAGAGTTATTGCAACCGGTAGCAATGCCACATTAATCGGCAATTTATCTGGATCAAGAGTTTTTGCTTCTGGTGCTTCCGGTAACGCTGCATAAATAAGTTTACATTACTGACAAACTGTGATATAATAATTATATGATTGACTTAAAGCAAATACATGAAATGTGGTCAGAAGACTGCAAGATAAAACAAACTAATCTAGATGAATCATCACGTGTTACACCAGTACTACACGCTAAATATCTAGAAATGTTATCTCATACAAAGCTTATGTTGAAACGTGCTGAGTTTGCACAGAAGTCTTTATTAAAAGACAAGTGGTTATATTATAATGGCAAGATGTCAGAAGAAGAACTAAAGGATAAAGGTTGGAACCCAGATCCTTTTAATGGTCTAAAAATACTAAAAGGCGAAATGGATCATTACTATGATTCAGATCCTGAGATACAAAAGTCTGAAGAAAAAATACAGTACTATAAGACCATAATTGAAACGCTAACAGAGATTATAAATAATCTTAATTGGCGACATCAAACTATAGGTAATATGATTAAGTGGAAACAGTTCGAGTCAGGAAATTAAATCACTCTACATTAAACGTTACATGTGATAATGGCACAGCTCAAGAACTGAATGAGTTCTTTTCTTTCTTTGTGCCTGGCTATAAGTTTATGCCGGCGTTTCGCAATAGAATGTGGGATGGTAAGATACGTCTATTCGCTTTAAACGAAAAGACTTTACCTGTTGGTCTATATTACCACTTAAAAGAATTTTGTAGTAAGAGAGATTATGAGTTAATTTCTGAAGAAAGCAAGTACGGTAAAGCAGATGATAGAACTCATATAAAGCCAACAGAACTTAGCGATTATTTAAATACTTTAGACTTACCATTTCCTTTACGTGATTATCAGTATCAGTCTGTAGGCGAAGGACTAGTTAGAAAACGCGCGATTTTATTATCACCTACTGGTTCCGGTAAATCTTATATGATATATGCATTAGCGAGATACTGGTTAAATTTTTTAGCTGATGGACGCGGATATCCAAAAGGTGGTAGAGTTCTTATTATCGTACCTACTACATCGTTAGTAGAACAAATGCATAGTGATTTTATAAAGTACGGTATGCCTGAAGGTGGCATGCACAGGATTTATTCTGGTAAAGATAAAGCTGTAGAGTCTGCAATCGTCATATCTACTTGGCAATCGATATATAAGTTACCTAAAGTTTGGTTCGAACAATTTGGCTGTGTGTTTGGTGATGAGGTACATGGTTTTAAATCTAAGTCATTAATGAACATAATGAATAAATGTACGGAAGCTGAATACAGGTTTGGTACTACGGGCACACTAGATGGATCACAGACACATGAACTGGTGCTGCAAGGATTATTTGGCAAGATTTATAAAGTCACAACAACTAAGAAGTTACAAGATAATGATACACTAGCTCCGCTTTCTATTAAGAGAGTTGTCCTTAATTATCCTGAGCAAGTTAGAAAAGATTTTGGTAAGCAAACATATCAAGAAGAAATAGATTATATTGTAGCTCATGAGAAAAGAAATAAATTCATAAGAAATTTATCGTTAGATTTAAAAGGTAATACATTAGTCTTATATAATTATGTGGATAAACATGGTAAGCCTTTATTTAATATGATAAGAGATAAAGCTGAAAACAAAAAAGTATATTTTGTATCAGGCGAAACTAACGTGTCGGATAGAGAAGCGATACGAGGTATAGTCGAAAGTATGTCCAACGCGATAGTCGTTGCATCACTAGGTACCTTTTCAACGGGTATAAATATTAGGAACCTACATAATATTGTATTTGCCTCACCAAGCAAATCTCAAATACGAGTATTGCAATCAATTGGTAGAGGATTACGAAAAAGTGACGACGGGCGTGAGACTACACTTTACGATATATCTGACGATATCAGTTGGTTAAAACGAAAGAACTTTTCTTTAATACATTCATTCGAACGGTTGAAGATATATAATAAAGAAGAATTTAAATATACAACATCGGTAATAGACTTATGAATCTAAAACAATTTAAGTTAACAAACAATGACGAAATAGTCGCAGAAATATTAGAGATCGTCGAAGAAGGCGACCTCGTAGTACGTAATGCACTAAAAATATTTCACGCGGAAGATTTCGATCAAGGTGTTAGATATTATTCGTTTAAACCATGGATGTCATTTCAAGACAACGTAGCTGAAGTTACGGTTTTAAATGTTGGTCATATCATTGGTGAAACTTCTCCTTCGGCACCTTTGTTGTTACACTACACTGAAGCTATGAATCAAATTAAAGCGATGGAACAGAAAAAAGAACTTAACATCGACGAAATAGTTACAGAGGTTGCAAATTTAAATAATGATGAAATGCGCGCATACTTAAAGACTAAGCTAGAACAAATGGATGATGATTTTATGATGGACTCTTCAAGCTCAAATGTGTTACAATTTACACCACCGGGTACGAAGCTACATTAGCGGTACCTCCATCCTCAGCCAGTACTCTACTATTATACACCAATATTCTCTGGTTGTAAACCCCTTATTTTAATTATTTTCGCAGCTCATCAGTAAAAATAGAATTTTACATTATGTTATTTTTTTGGTATAATTATAGTATTGAAAGGAATTGATATGGCACGTAAAAATAAAAAAAGCGCTCACTATGTTAATAACGCTGATTTTTCTAATGCCGTAGTAGAATATGTACACACAGTCAATGACGCAAAGAAAGCAAATAAACCGCTTCCAGTTGTACCTGATTATATTGCTCAGTGTTTCTTAAGTATCGCTGAAGGTTTGTCTCACAAATCTAATTTTATTCGCTACACATATCGCGAAGAAATGGTAATGGACGCAGTTGAAAATTGTCTTAAAGCTGTAGAGAACTATGATATTGCAGCAGCCACACGAACTGGTAGACCAAATGCTTTTGCATATTTTACACAGATAACATGGTACGCATTTCTTAGACGTATCGCAAAAGAAAAAAAGCAGCAAGATATTAAATTAAAATATCTTACAAGATCTGGTATTGAAAACTTTATTGATGGCGATATGTCTGATGGAAGTTGGCAAGTTGTAGGATCATTTGTCGATACACTACGCGATAGAATCGATAAAGTAAGACATGCAGACCAAGAAGTACAACAGTACGCTAAAGAAGAAAAAGAAAAGAAGAAGCGGCAAAAGATTGTAGATTCAGATTTACAGGAGTTTATGAAGTGAAGGTAGCAGTGTTAAACGATACTCATTGTGGTATCCGCAACTCTTCAGAAATATTTTTAAATAACGCAGCAGATTTCTATGGTAACGTCTTTTTTCCGTATTGTAAAGAACATAATATCAAGCAGATCATTCATTTGGGTGACTACTACGATCATCGTAAGTTTGTTAATTTTAAGGCTCTCAATCATAATAGAAAAGTCTTTTTAGATCCTATGCGTAAAGCTGGTATGCAAATGGATATTATTCCTGGCAACCACGATACGTATTATAAAAACACTAATGACTTGAATTCACTAAAAGAATTACTAGGTTATTATATGAATGAAGTGCATATCATTATGGAACCAAAAGTTATGGAATATGGTTCTTTAAAGATTGCTATGGTTCCATGGATTAATCAAGAAAA